TATTCAATCCGCTTCCAAGTTTCAGCGAGGGTTCTTTGTATCATCTCACGTTGTATTCTGTTCTTTTGTGATTGCTTCATTGTGCAACGCTACAGATAAATAGAAAAGTGCAGATCAGCACAGGGATCTCACCGCCCACGCCCGCCACCACAGGCCCGCACCTCACCCCACAGGCCCGCATTAGATACCTGATCTAATGAGATCCCTCGCCTCGCCTGTGTTTGCGGGTGGGGGATGCCAAATCAGGTCACCGGGTGGGCCAAATTCTCAAAGGGGTGGGGGGCCATGGGGGGGAGCCGGGCCGACGCAAATGGCGCTATCCCTTCGGAAATTTGTGCCAAATTACACTGGGCTTGACGTAATCGTGCTGCTGGGTATAGAAAAGTCGGTGGGCCGGCGAGCTGTAACTCCCGACCCGTGACCAGTCCAACCGCAATTGAACTGATGGCCGCATCATGGCTACCCCAGTCAACCCCGACGGGATCTGTGATCACCCGTAAACCCGTTCGCATCACTGCAACGGTGTCATGGGCGACTTACCAGTCCCTGATTGAGGAGAGCACCCTAGAGGGCAGGAGCTTAAGCAACCTGACCTCTTATGTCTTGGAGACCCACGTCAAGGCTGGTAAGAGCTAGGGCCTCACTCCGGGTACTTGGTGGTGATCCTCATCTCATCGAAGAACCCACTACCGGTCTCGGAGTAGACACCCACAGGTCTTGGGGGCGGGAGCTCCTGCTGCTCAAAGGCCTTGATGGCCTCGTCAACAGCAGCTGTGGCCTTGTAATCGATCACCTTGGCTTGCAACCAAACCAAAGCCCCATAGACCAAGAAGTCCAGGGGCTTCACCAGATAGGGCTGTAAGCCTCTGTAAGCCGCTTTAAACTCATTCAGGACCAATCTATCCATATCACCCCCACATGGCCTTACAGACGCCTGGGAGGGCCTCATAGAGACGGCTCTTACACTTAAGGGCGATCTCCTTGTGTTCGAGCTGGGTGCCGTTAGCGGTCCTGAGATCGATGTAGTGGATCCACGACCGCACACTCCCAGCCATGTACAGGCGGGTAGGCGTACAGAGGGGGAGGAGTTCACGAGCACACTCCTTCGCCACACCGAGCTCTAGGAGGTTCTGGTAGGCCTTAAGGGAGGTAACCAGCACATCAGCGGCGATGGCTTGGCAGTGATCAAGGGTGTCAGCACTGAGATCATCAATGCTGTTCTGACGGTTCTTGGTGTCTTGCCTGCGGAAGGCAGGAAGCTCAGGCCTAAGGGTTACCTCGGCATACCGCTGAGAGAACTCTTGGAAGGAGAAGCTTCGATGTCGAAGGATCTGAGCGGCAATGGAGCGGGTGGTGTTGATCTCCATCACCACATGAGCCATCTCGAAAGGAGACCAGTGCTTATGGGTGATGAGGTATCGAATCAGTCTCTCACTGTCAGGGTTGTCCTGGTTGACGGGATTGGATACCCGTGCACAGTAAGCAATAAGCTCTTCTGCTTTAGGAGAGACTGAGATCAGATTAACATCAGACATATTGCGTAGCTATAGCAGTCTTACAAAGTAGGAGGCGATGGTCTATTATGTGTGTGTATATTCTGGTGTTAGGGGTCTTACAAAGTAGGAGTTATAAGGCGTATAAGGGTATGAGCTTTGATTGTTTGTATTCTCAATCCCCCTCCCCCCTATAGTCCCCCCTCCCCGAGAGGAAAGGGCCCCGTCTTTCAGGGCCCTTATCACCGCAATATCCACACTGAGGAGCACCACTTCCTCAGCGTAAGTGGACACCTATGGGTCAACGAGAGGGAGAAACCCAGTCGTAGACAGGTTTATTGGCACGTATTGCCTGTTTGAAGCTCAGGCCCAATACGAGGCAATCTGTAGCCTGTTGTGGGGCCTCTAGGAAGGCGTCTTGCATGGCTGTCCATTCTTCGTGTTTTCGAATGGCTTGAGCCTGGAAGGCGCTTTGTGCGAGGGCATCGATGAAGTATTTAACGCCTTGAGCGAGGGCGTCAATGCGGTCATCGTGTTTGACGGCTCCCTTCTCCCGACACATGCGGGACATCTGGTACATGAGCATGTACTCGAGGCGCTTTTCAGGGGGAGCGTCTTGGTTGGAGGTGTAGTCGTATTCGAAGACCTTGGGGTCAACGATCAGCTTGTGCTGGTTCATGACCGGCTCAAGGGTATCGATGATGCGTTCTTCTTTACGGACTGTGGCTCTGACTTCTTCGATATCGAGGGAAGCTTGAGCTTGGATAGCGTGTCGCTTCAGCAGCTCGGCGACCATGCCATCTCCAAAGTTGGATTCGACTAGGAGCTTGCCAGCACTAAAGCGTTTAGCAAGGCGAATGATATCGGAGAGAGTCTCGTCGGAGTATCCGTCTTTGTAGGCCTTGAAGGCTCGGAAGAACACGTAGCCATTAGCTTGGCTAAGGACGCAGGCCACAGTTTCATCAGTACCTCGTCCTGACGGGTCAATCGATACAATCGTTTCATCGTAAGGAACGATTCCCTCGTCAATGAACATTGGTCCATAGAAGCGATCGCCAGGTAGGCCGACAGCAGAGAGTTCCTTAAGGCAATAGCGAGGATCAGAGGACCAAGCGTAACGTTCAGCACATTCAGGGCCTAGTGGTGTAACGATTAGGTCAGCGAACTTCAGGGGGAACTTTTCAGCATCAGACAGGCTGGTATCCAGCATGAACTGAAGCATGAAGTTTGAGCGGCCCATGGCAGCTTCACGCTCCATGAGATCGGAGTCTGTGAAGCGGCTATCAGTAGGCTCCCAGGGCTTAGCACCGGTTTCGATATCTTCGACCAGCTGAGGCGCTAGAAGGCCTTCGTAACGGCTATGGTCCCTGGGATACCTAGCAGGCCAAACGAAGGGCTTGTAGGACCTCTCAGCGAGCTTTCTGTAGACAGTAAAGGTGGACTGTGGGGTCCCCAGGAACATGATCCGACTGGTGTCATCGGGGGTCAGGATCGACTCAGCTTCTGTGACCAGCTGCAGCAGCTTTTCGCGCTGCATGTCGGTGGCTGAGTTGAGGGGGACCTCCACGTCATCAAAGATCATCAAATGGGCACGGGATCCAGTCATCTGACCGGTGATGCCCACACTTTTGACAGAGGGTGCCTGGTGAGGCTTTGCTGGCCCTACGTCGAAGGAGATCCGCGACCACCTCTGGTCTTCGGACTTCGGACCCAGATGGGAGAGCCAGGAAATATCGAGAATGAGCTTCTGACAGAAGATCGAGAAGTTGTCGGCTCGTTCCTTCGAAGCCGAGATCACCATCACCTTCCGATCCGGGTCGATGTAGAGTGTCCATAAGACAAAGGCGGCAGTAATCCAGCTTTTGCCAACGCCTCGAAAGGCGGATATCTGTAGACGCTTCGGGCCGTGCTGCAGGTAGTCAGCAATGCACAGCTGAGCCCTGGTGGGTCTGGGGAGTCCTAGCTCCCGCCAGACCAGCGTGAGGAAGAACTTAAAGTCTTCTCTTAAACGCTTATCAAGTTCTTGTACGTTCATGCGAATGGCACCTTGGCTCCGGTCGGCAAGATGCGCTCCCAGATCGGTGAGGGCCGATAGTCAGGGCTTCCCGGCTGCTTGATCATTCCAGGATTCCAACCGGGAGTCGGGAGGGGTGTGTGAGGGCCTTGAGGTATGCCTTCACTTTTTAGGAAGGGAATCTGGAAGAGGTTCTTTTTTTCAGGTACAGGGGGTGGTGGCGTAGGTGGGGTCTGAAACAGGGTGTATACCTGTTTGGCAGCGTTCTGACGCCGGTCGAGATGAGGCTCTGAAGGGCGGAAGTATCCCTGACCAGACGCTGCAGAACCAGTGAAGTACTTAGCAAAGAATTCGGGTGAACCTTTAGCTGGAGACTTCTCAAACACACGGGTCCAACCGCTGAGACTTGCACCGGGCTTTAGGTCGTGCTTGCCCATGTACTCCTGCACGAAGTAGTTGAGCTGCCACTGGATTGAGTTTGGATCTTTACCAGACTTAAGTGCTGCAGTCCTGGCCTTGTCGTAGGCGGTACGGCGCTCCCCTGTGTATTGGGATAAGCCACGCCCTAACCCTGCGCCCTTCTCAATGATGTCCAGGCCTTTAAGGTTTGGTCTGCCGGTCTCGACGATCCAAGAGCCGATAAGGCCGGCTGCCTGTTCAGGGGTAAATTTAGGAAGCTTGCCACCGCTTTCCTTTTGAGCTTGACCGCTGGTTAGGTACTTCCAAGCGGTCTCTAGTTCAGCTGATCTGCTGATAGCGAAGTAGTTTCGAGGTGCCATTGGATAGATATAAAAAGAGCCCTCTAGAAGCCCCGTGGAGAGGCCTCTAGAAGGCGTAAGGATTGGAGACACCAGAGAGGCAATCAGGAGGCCTTGTAGGGCCTTCCTGACGCCCCTGAAGGGCACTACGCTTTAACGCTAGTTGCCAGACCGATGCTTGAAGCAGTCACAACATTGGCGCGGGCAGCGCAAGCACTCAGCACATCAATCACATCTTCAATGCGATTGGCAGTGGTCAGAGCGCCCAGGGCCGTCACAGCAGTGGCGTCCAGCTTGGTTTTACCCTCGGCTTCAGCCTTGCAAGTAGAGAGAAGAGAAGCCGGCTTCACGCTGGCAGTAAAAACTTGAGCAGTCATTTTTAAGCAGTTTGATAGTACATAAATTCGTCAACCGACAATGATCCCTTGGCCTGGTTACAGCGACGACAGGCAGTGACACAATTGGCGGCTGTTGTCTCGCCTCCCTTGCTCCGGGGGCGGACATGGTCAATCGTCAAATCGGTGGTAGAACCGCAATAAACGCAGCGATTATTGTCCCTGAGCTTGATCTCATCTCTCCACATTCGTTTCGCATCAGAACTGCGAAAGGTGAGGAGGTCATGCATGAGGCTTCGGGGGCTGTCCATCGGTGGCTCATTACTTCAAAGTTGATTTACCGTTCTTGCCATTACGAGCGCGATTACGACGGGGCGATTCCAATACCATCCGCCCGCTCTTCGTATGACTCAGATCTTTACCGCCCTTTCCGGCTATGCCACGGCGGCGCCTCTCCGTCCAGCGTTCCTCTGACTTTTGCTTAACGCCGGGTTTCTTGTTGTATTTACGCTGGTATGCGTTCTTTTTTGCCCTTAGCTTGGGGTTCTTCTTGTAAGGGTTGTATGGCATTAGATATGCTCCTGGACATCCTCAAACGTCAGCTCAGGGATCAAACCAGCAAGACTTGCCAGAGGTGAACCTTCGACTGCAACGCCTGTAATGTCGTTGGCCTTGAGCCAGTCACAAGCGGCCCGTAGATCGGCCGTGGATGCTTCACCCGACTTGATCCTGCCGATCAGTTCTTTTGTTAAAAGTGAATGGAGCTCGTCGAATGCGTCTTCACCTGCTCGCTTAGTCATAATGACTCCTAGTGTTGCTTGAACACAATCTGATCAAGCTTATTTTCAATGCGGATCATGTGATCTTCCATCTTTGCAAGCGCACCAGCCAACTCTTCTTTTGGTACATAGCGTTCAGCCATGCGAAGTTCGACTCGGTCCATGCGCTTGTCAACTTCCATGATCCTGTTGTTAAGTCGTGTATTGATGGCTACGAGGCCCGTAAACGCCGCAACGGCAGCGGAGATAAATGCTTCAATCATTAGGATCTAAATGTCATAAACCATCCAGAACCATCACCTTCTACCGCCCATCGGCGCATCCAGTTAGTCCATGTGTACTTGACTTGGTAACCTCCATGCCCACGGCTGACATACCCTCCAGCGACGTTGTTCATCTCCCCGAAAGGATCATGAAAAACACCGTGGAGTCCGTCATCTCCAATTAGCAACATCCAATGCCCACCACCCTGCGGCTTTGACACAGGGCCTTTATGGAGAACACCAGTCGCAACTGGATAGCCTTTCTTTAGCTCAGACAGCAGTGCGGAGCGAGTACCATTCTGATAGAAACAAGCAAGCACTCCATAGTCGGAACATGCCCGCAGGTGCGAGGTGTACTGGGTAGTGTCCCCGTATTTCAATACAGTCTTTAAGTAATCATCATCAGCATTACTGCCTTTGAGGGCCTCAGGCTGGAGATACTTGATGGCCATAGCGCACGTAGAGCTAAAGCACATCCGATCTCCATGCCTGGTAGCACTATCGGTTTGCGAGTAATACTGCTTTACGGGAAGCAGCACCATCGCTTCAACCCTTAAAGATATTCTTGATTTGTTGGATCTTGTCGTCTTCCTTGCGAACCACCTTCAGGTAGGTCACGAGGGAAAGCAGCACCTGAGCAATGCTGTTTTCCTTCAGCTTGCTGGCACCGACAACTTCAGAACCCAGAAACAGGGCGAAGAAAACCAAGGCCTCATAGGAGACCTTCAGGCCGAATAGAGTAATCATTGTAATTGGGATTGAATGAGGTGAAATCTGTAGCGAAGCAGAGACGCTCTTCGTTGGTGTTATTAGGAAGAGTGCTATGCACAATGTGACCCGGATGAACAACCATCATTCCGGGGTATGGACTGATCCGTTTGAATACATTCCCACCAGAACCTGTTTGTGGGTCTTCATAAGCGCACCACATGGACCCTGCTGCGGGATCTTGGATTAGCAAGTCACCAGAGCCAGGGGGAACCTTGAGGTAGTAGATAGCAACCAACAGGTCCCATGGGTGAGTGTGGGGTGTAACCGCGAAATTTCCGCTCTGCGCTTGTAGCCAACCGCGCTTGACCCTGAAGGTTTCAGACCTCCCCACAGTGGTCATCACCTCGTTAGCTCGACTCTCAAAACAAGAGGCAAGGAGCTTGAAGCCTGGAGTATTAACAAGCCTCCAGGCGTTATCGGTTGTAGCCGGTGTGCTTAGGTTAGTCCACTCCTCTAAGCACTGATCCAGTAATTCACTATGATCAAACACCCCAACAGGTGTCGGAAATAAAAGGTGAATCATGCAGGAATAAGCTCAACAGGGCGCAGACCAAATGGGTCCTGACGCTCCGGTCGGATATCCCCAACAATATTGACAAGAATCAAACCAGTGGCGATAAAGAGTGCTTCCGCGAAGAAAGCCACATGGTCGAAGTAAGCATTATTACAGCTGACCTCGAACAACTCGCCTTGCAGGAACATGCAAGATCCCATGCAGCCTTGAAGCATGGGGCACCCAGCACACTCTGCTCGATGCTTCCAATGCGTAGCTGTATTGAGCTTGACATTCTCCATATCAAGCATATGACCAATCTTATGGCTTTGACCGTTGCCGGCAAAAGCCACTTCGGAGGTGTTCTGACAAGTCAGGACATTGCCTCGCAGGTCAACAGCAATTTGGTCCTCGCTGTCCATGGAGCATTTCTGGCCGAGAACACGAGCTGGACGAAGCTTTTTCCATGAATCCAGCCAGGTTGAAAGCCGAAACTGCAACACATCAAAGTTCCTAAGAATGTCACTGTTGTGCATCTCGGCGAAACCTTGGTTCGCAAACTTCTGGTACTCCTCGGGGCGTAGAGACATACTCTTACCACCTTCGTCATAGGCATCAACCATGCCACCCTCACCCAGCGACACATCAGGATTGCCAGTAAGTTCCCGGAAGAAATTAGCAGCTTCAACCCGTGACGTATTTAGACGGTTGAGCATAGGGTTGAAGGACATCCGTCCTACCCTTCCCATCTTCTCGTAAAGATAAAGCCAGACTTCTTTCTTAGAAGGGATGGTAAGAGGGTCAGGGCCCCGAACAGCTTGCCCAGGTCCATCATGAGAAATAGCCATGCTGAATCCCAGGTCATAAAGCCAATCAACCCATTCCTTGGTGAGCAGTGATCCGTTTGTGATGACGGACATCCGAATGTTTGGATAAGCTGCACGGATGCGCTCGGCCAATGGCTTGAACGTCTTTGCATATACCAGTGGCTCTCCACCCCAGAATTCAATCTTGCGACCCAGGCCTCCTTCCGGTGGCTTAAACCAGGAGGTAAGGCTGGTCATGAATTCATCCACAAGAGGTACAGACATCTCGTCTGCATGCGGTACAAACCGCTGTGAGCAGTATTCGCAGGAGTAGTTACAGCTCAAGCCCATCTGGATCTTGATCATCTTCGGCATGCTGCTCTTGCCAAGCGGTGTTTGCTCGGACACTGCAGCTACAGAACCGCCAAATTGCTGGGGTTCTACAGCCACAACAAACTCGCCTGCTTCGTTGCGTAGCTCGCTGGTTTGGTTGTTGTAGTAGAGCTTATGCTCCTTCTTGGTGGCAGGATCTTGGAGGTGAAGAGTGAAGGTGGACATTACAGAAGTTCAAAGTTTGGCATTTGGATTTGTTCTCGGAGCCTCATATTGGCAACAACTAATACGCGATCTCTCTCGCCCTGATATGCCTCACTTTCGTGGAAGACATGGGATGGGTGAATGATTAACATCCCTGGATGTGGCGAGATAATATGGTTCTGCGTATGGTTGAATGCTCTTGAGCGGTAGCTAACCGGATCAATGACCATAAAGCGACCACCGGCATCTCGCATCACTGCAGGATCACCAGAGTCAGTTACATCGAGGTCGGCATAAAAAACTGCGACATAGTCACAGCCACGATGGCAGTGGACCTTTGATCGCTCGCCCTTTTTCATGACACGGGCAAACATGAAGGTGTCGATGCCTACTGTGTGTGATTCAGGGTGGCCCTCTACCTGTAAATAAGCCTTCATTCTCTGATGAAGTAACTTACGGTAGGCTTGAACACCAGGGCAAGGAGACCGCAACATGCAGTACATCTCCCTGGTGTTCATAAGCTGCTCTGGCAAATAACTATTCTGCGAGAAGTAGTTCTTTGCGGTGGATATAAGTGCTTTATGATTGTGATTAGTTAGCTCTGGCAGTAAGTTGTCAACACCAATATTGACAGGCCAAAGCTGTCTAATTTGCATTAGGTAAGGTGAATTAAGACTTCGGATTCGCCAGTCCAGTACTTATAGCCAGCCTTGACCTTAATGACCTCTCCAGGCAGAAGCGATTCGGTCTTGAGCAAAGCGATGCCAGAGGTCGTAATTCTGGTACGCGCAAGCATACCGCTAGTAGCCTCTAGATAAATCGTAGTGCCAGGAATATGCTGTTGAATTGAGAGTTCAACGTCCTTACCAGCAGTTACTTCTGAGGGTGCAGAGATTGAGACGGACTGGGTAGATGTTACCTCAGAGACGGTATCGAGTTCTTGAATAACATCAAGACTAGATACATCAAGGTTGCCATCATCAAAGACAAAGATTGAGATATTCTCGGTTGAGCTGGTTTTAACTGGGGTCCAAATTAAAGCCAATCGCAAGAGATCATCTTTAAACGCCCTTGGATTTGACTTAGTAAAGAAGGTTTGCGTGATGACCTGCTCTACAGTGAAAGACAAATTAGTTTCAGCCTTGGAACTAATCAAGACGAAACCATTGTCTTCGCTTTTGCTGAGAATATCGTCCCAGGCAAAAGAAAACTGATTAAAGTCAGACGTGACCAGCTCAGGACCTTCCCCGTCAATGAAGACAGGTACATCTAGAATGATACCTTCATTGTTAACGGTAATTTTACCGCCCGACAGCCTGCTAGTAGACCCCGCAAAGCTTTTGCGTTTGTCAATTGTATATATTTTCATGGGAGATTAGCAGTTACAAGCGCAATTGCAATTCCAACGGTGGCCACAGTTGTAGTAGCCAACTCCTATGTTTCCGCCCTGGTCTGCCAAGTAGCTACCTCCACAGTTATGACATGCGTGGTCACAATCACCATGACAGTTGCAGGCGTTTAGGTTGGCCCAAGACGCATTTGTAGTATTAAAGAAGTGACTGTTGTAATCAGCAGTACCAATACCAGTTACGTGGCCGTTAGAAAGGTTGATGGTGCTGATAACAGCTCCAGTACCCACACCAACGTTGCCTTGGCTAGAGACACTTGCGTGGCTAAGAGTAATGTTGCCGTCAAGTTGTCCGCCACCAGAAAGCTGCGAGCCAGCACTAACAACACGACCAATCGGGACAGAGTTGTTCTGTGCATTGGTCTGTGCAGTATTCGCGTAGCTCTGGGCGTTGCTATTAGCAGTCGACAAGACAGTCGAGGCAGCTCCAGTAACGAAAGCAGTGGTTGCAATCTGAGTGGTGTTTGTACCAGCAGCAGCAGTCGGGGCAGTAGGCGTCCCGCCGAGACCCGGGGAGTTGGCAAACACCAGGGAGCCTGAGCCAGTCTCGTCAGTGATAGCCGAGGCTAGGTTGGCGCTGGTATCAGACAGCCCATAACCAGCGAAGGTAGTTGGGTTGCTGCCACCAGTAACCCGTCCCTTCACATCGACCGTTACTGACCGGTAAGTTCCGGCTGTGGCGCCTGAGTTATCAAGCTTGGCAGTCGTGATCTGACTATCACCAATGTCTGCAGTGGCAATCGTGCCATTAGCAATCATCTGGCTAGTCACAGTGCCCGTATCGGACGTTGTGACGATGCCAGCAGGGAGTGGAGCAGTGCTAGCAGAAGTAACCTGACCCTGAGCGTTGATGCTCAGAACGGGGACAGCCGTGGAAGCACCGTAGTTGCCAGCAGCAACCCCGGTAGCGGCCAGTTTGCTGCTAGCAATAGCTGCGCTGGCATTGATGTCAGCATTGACAATCGTGTTGTCAGCAATGTGAGTCGAGGTGACTGAGCCTGCAGGCAGGTTGCTCAGATCCTCGCGGAGCAGGGGGCGACCACCAGCAGTAACACCGTCGTGAACTACGGCAGTGTCCTTGGAGGTATCAATAGTGACCTCACCCTCAGCACCAGTAAAAGTGTTGTGTTGCGTCGTAGTACCGCGACGCAGTCGAAGAAGTTTTGCCATTTCTACTAAATAGTTCCGAAGTCGATCGTGAGATCAGCGCCGTCGATAACGGCAGCATTATTGATATTTTTTCCGTTGGCGTTTAGGTTGCCACCTAGAGTAGGGGTGGTATCTGACTGGATTTGGGAAATACCAGCAGCGATAGAGCTGAAAATACTACCGTTAAAGTACTTAAGTACACTATTGACGGTGTCAAACCACAAGCGCCCCATTGCTGGAGACGTAGGCTGCGCAGCACTGATGGTATATTCTGCTGCATAGCGATTTACATCAGCTATCGAGCCACCAACATAATTGACGTTGGCAATTGAACCACCTACCGCATTGACATTAGAGATTGCACCTGAAACCGTATTAACGCTATTGATTGACCCGGCAACAGTTGTAACATTTGCAGAAACACCAGCGACGGTATTTACGCTGACAATGCTATTCTCAACAGTATTTATGTCAGCGATATTATCGACGATAACATTAACGTCTGCTATATTGGTCGCAACCGTTTGAATTTGGGAAATGCTGTTACCACAGGTTTCCAAAGCTCCACCACTTTGACCCGCCAGAAGGGGGTCAGCGATGGAACCGAGGTCACTCTCAGTCGAGAGGTCGTTAGCAACGACAGCAATATCGTTAAGGTCGGACTGGTTGGGGGTAATTGCACCCCATACATCGCCATCCCAAGCCTTGATGACCTGGGCCAGCGTGTCAAACCATAGGTCGCCGGGCTGGATGGGGGAGTTGTCGTAGCGGGTCGTAGGGGCATTAGGACCAATCTGATAAAGATCAGAGAAGTTGTTAATGTCTACAACATTGATCGCAGCAGTTTGTACTGCAGCAATACTCCCAGCAACAGTGCTGACTTCCGTAGCCTTCGGCGTAAGCCGGTGGAAGGTGTAAGTGTGAAGGGTAGCGGTGGTTTCTACAAGGACACCAAAGCCAGCAGGAAGATTGCTGGTAACCCCAGTGATAGTGACATTATTGCCGGCACCAGCACCATTAGGGATAGTGACCGTACCGCTGGAAGGGGTGTAAGAAGCACTGAGTTCTTTGATACTAATGATGGTTCCTGCACCGTCCGGGCTATTGATGTCCGGGTTAGCTGCAGGGAAGCTGGTCTCGTTGGCAATAGGCACAAAGCCGCCAACATCGTCGACCAGATCGATGATGCGCTTGTCGATAGCCGCCGTAGAGGCGATCCGCTGATCACTCGAGGACCAGGCGTCCCCTGAGAAGATCGTCTCGCTGGTATCTTGCCGGAAATAGCGAAGATCAGAAGCGGAAGTGGTGAAGACGCTACTGTCATTGACAGTTGCACCCAGAACTTCAGCGTTAGTGACAACCGCACCGTCTGCCAGCTTTGCCAGGGCAATCGTGCCATCAGCAATCTTGTCATTGGTGACAGACTGATTAGCCAGCTTGGCAGTTGTGACGTTTAGATCTGCGATCTTTGCCGTTGTTACGTTCTGATCGGCAATCTTTGCAGTGACAACGTTAGCGTCAAGTATCTTTGCAGTCGTGACATTGCCGTCAGCAATCTTAACCGTAGTTACATTACTGTCGGCGATCTTTGCCGTAGTAACATTCTGATCAGCAATCTTGGGCGTAGTGACGTTGCTGTCAGCAATCTTGCCTGTTGTGACATTTAGATCAGCGATCTTGGCGGTAGTGACACCGAGATCATTTATCTTTGCCGTTGTGACATTCAGGTTGGCAATCTTGTCAGTCGTGACGTTGCTATCAGCAATCTTGGCTGTAGTAACGTTTTGATCAGCAATCTTTGCCGTAGTGACGTTTGAGTTGGCAATCTTCGCGGTCGTGACATTGCTGTCAGCGATCATTGAAGTTGCAACAGTCCCTACATCTCCGGTGCTAACGAGGTTGCCACTGGAGTTAGGGAGATTGAGAGTACGATCGGCAGTGGGATCACCGCCCAGCAAGCTGGTTTCGAACGCATCATCGGTTGTACCCTCAAAGATCAGGCCCTGGCCCGCTGTAAACGATAGGTTGCCGAAAAGCTCACCACCAGAACGGTCAAGCCGACGCTCAACCGTCTCCTGGGTGTTGTACAGAACTTGGTTAAAGTTCGCGTTCAGGTCTTGGGCACGAACAGTCGAGCCTGGGTAGAAAGTCGCCTTAGCCGTATCCGCATTGGTAACGCGATAGATGCGAATCTTGGTCCCGTTAGTGGGCGCAGCGTTGAACTGAACCGTAGTAGCGTTGGCGAGCGTATATGCAATTGTGTCAACACCGTCAAGGCTAACCTTGATATCGGTAGTTGCTAGGTATGGAAAAGTAAAAGAGTAGAGAACGGCAGAACCGTTCCCTACATAGGTATTCTCAGCAAGTGCCATTGCTATTTAGGAATGTTGACGATTCGATCTAAATCGATGGTGCTGGAATCGGCTTGCGGTCTGCGTTGCGAGTCTCTGATGATCTGCTTTTCGCGAATATCACCCTGGAGTTCAGGGTATTCACGCTTGACTTGATCAACAGCTGCATCGCGGTAACGAAGTATAGTCTTCACAATCTCATCGTAGAAGGGCTCATTTTCCTTGGTGACTCGCTCTCCAGCTGCAAGGCGGGCTTTAAAGGACTTAACTGATTGAGCAAAATTAGGGTGCGTTACCCATTTCTCGAGCTCTTTATGAAGTCCGCTGTTGCCCATAATTTGCTGCATACGGGAACGGTGTTCCCTATCTAGCTTCACGCCAGAGATCGTCTTGGAAATGATGGAATTATCAAACTCGATATCCTCCAATGCGTCGCGCACAACGTCTTGGCGTCGAGTCCGAATAGCGATGGGATTAAGAGCGTTGATACCACCGTTTGGTGCTTGGACCTGAGCTCCATCCAACCAGTCGTACATAGGAGCTCCAAGCTTTAGCAAACCGCCAGACGCACGGAACAAAGACTGGTCAAGCCGGTCATTAAATTCCTGCATGTATGGGGTCATCATGTTGGCAACCGTAGAACGGACACCAGCCATCGGAAGGAAGCTATTGATCGTATCGACTGGCAGTGTGGACAAAGTCTCCAGGCCCTGCCAACCAGGGGTCAAGATGCGGCCCAGGGGCACAACACCTTGCATGTAGCTCTTATTAGTGAAGTTTGCTGCAATAGCGTAAGTAATATAACCGGCAAGATACTTACCACGATCTTCTGACAACCTACCTCGCTGGGTGAAGTCATAGATATCTGCAACAGAGCTCAGAACCCAACCGAACGGTTCAATGCGGCTGTAATCAACCCACTTGTCTCCAACTCGGATGGAGCGTGCTGGGTGCTGTTGCAACCACAATTTGCGCTCATCAGGATCCGGTGGGCCATTACCGGTAATCATGCCGTTATGGGCAGCAAGAGCAGCACCGACAACGAGCATGGTGCCCCAGGCTTGACGGCCACGCATTACGGCCTTGGCGTACTCATCATCACCAGCCATCACAGCTTTGTATTCTGATAAGTACTTGCCAAGCACAGGAACGTGTGTGCCTGCATAGACCATAATGTTATGGCCTGTTTTCACAAATGGGAAGAAGATTCGAAGTGGGGGAACCTCATTGATAAAGTCACCAAAGGACTTAGCCCAACCTTCCAGATCAGTCTGGAATGTGGTGTCTTTAGCGATGTTCAACAGGTCATCATCAAGGATCTTGCCGGTGTCAGGATCGAATGTACGGTCGTAATTTGCCTTGTACAACCGCTCAAATACCTCTTTCACAGGCTCATCTGTACCTGTCGACTCCTCGATGGCCTTCATCATGATCCTGGAGTTGTACTCCATGCGAGAGACCATCGTCTTGAAGAATTCATCTCCACCGGTCAACAGCTTGCTGGGCCAGTTCAACCAGGGATTTCGGGTCAAACCATCCATCATGTCCAGTAAGCCGACACCAGCTTTTAAGCCCATGTCGTCGGACACCTCAGCAGAGCGACGGAGAATCTGCATCTGAATATCCGTCTGTGCCGCTTCGATGATGCCCTTATCACCCTCATTGACCGCACCATCCTTCATCGATCTCCAAGCAATATCGAAAGAATCGAAGATTGTTTGATGGAGGTTGTAAAGGGATGCAGCTGCAGCTTTCTTAATAACGCCGTTACCACCAGTTGCTGCTGCAATAGGACGGTAAACTGTATTAACAAGGCCGCTTACGATGTTGGTGAGCTGGGTCTTGGGGCCAGACAGGACCGAGTTATAGAAGATGTTCAACGCTTTGTTGACGAACAGCTTGTCCATCCATTTACCAAGCGTTGCCATCTTGGAAACATCACCCTGAGCCATCACCAGTGCATTCAGCAAGCGATAGCCGGCTTGACGAGCCTCTGGATCAGCATCAGCCATGCGTCGAACAATCCCATCGAGAGCTTGATCGGCGTTGCGGAGTTCTCGCCCTAACTGTTCAGGGCTAAGTGCACGGGATGGGATGTTGATGGAAATGCCACCAAGCAAAGGCACGGGGATTTGATATGCACGAAGCAGGTTGCCGTAAACATTGGCACTAACCTTGTGAATACGCATGAGGGACTTCAGCGTCTCTGCCAAGCGCGTAAACGCAGGAACAGCATCAACGTTGTTGTCAATCATGCTCATAATCGGACCAGCAGATTCGTACATCTGATTGGCCAGCTCTTGCATGAGCCCCCTAACCTGGACGATTCCTGCCCGTGAAAGCAGCACCTCATCACCGACCTCATGGGTCAGCAACTGAGTCAGATCAACATTGAAGTTCTCATCTAGAGCATCTTGCATGCCACGCCAGGCGTCCATCACGATCTCTTCTTCAGAGCGCCTCGTGATTTGGGAAAGCTCCTCAAGATCAATAGGGTTCTCGCGGACAAGACGGCGCATAATGTTCCCAGCACCATCTGAAGTGGCGGCGGCCATCTGGCGGATCTGAGCCTGGGTAACAGTCCTGCGAGTAGGACGGCGGCCGTTGGTTAGAGCCTGAGCGTTGAGCGAGTCTGCAAGGGCCTCTGTGGGTGTAACAAG